AGGCGTCCCAGGCCTTCTGGTGACGGTCCAGGACGCGTTGCTTCAGCTTCTCGGCCTCGTCCCCGGCCTCCTTGACCGCAGCCTCAGCGCGAGCCACAGCCTTCTTGGCGGCCGGTCCCTTGACAGCTTCCTTGGCCTTGGCCAAATCCTCAGCGGCAGCCTTGGCCGGGGTGGCTTTGCGCACCACCGGACGACGCGAGGCCCCGATTCGGTTAGCCAGCTCCTCAGTGGCAGCAGTCTGCTGCCTGACCTTTTCCATGTCAGCGGCCTTTTCTGCCGCATGTGCAGGGCTGTCCTCCCCGGCCAGGTTAGGCGTGTTCCGGAGTACCCCAAAGTCACGTGCAACACTGGCTCGGTCACGGAGGTGCTTGGCCACCTGGCCCGGGGTCTTGCCAGAATTCAATTGGTTCTGGGCATCGTCAATAACGCTCTGGTCAATATCCAGGTCTCCAGCGATGGCCTTAGCGTCCAGGTGCTTGGCCCCACCGGGACTGAACTCCTCAACGGCCTTGGCCTTGGCGGCTTCCCGGGTGGCCTTCTGGGCGTTGCGGGCCTCCTTGGCGGCAGCCCGCTTGTTCAGTTCTCCCTGGATGGTCTGCTTAAGTGCGTCCTGGAAAATCTCCTGGGCATTACTGCCCTTAGCATCCAGGCCGGTCTCTTCCTTGATGGATCGACGGAACTCTTCCGGATTCTCCTTGTTGAGGTTGTCCCACCACTTCTGGCCCTGGGCCTCGACAATGTTGTGCTGCACCTCAGGAACGGTCACCCGCTCCTTGCCGAAGTGCTCGTGCATGTACCGGGAGGCGGTCTCCTGCCCGGCCACGCTGGTGATGAGCTTGTCCCGTTTGGTGCGCAGGTCATTGGTTTCGGCATCGGTCAGGTTGCCAGCACGGATAGTGCGGTTGATGTCAGTGATCTCGTCCTGGTTCAGCGAGATGTCGGACTCCAGGCGCCGGATCCCCTCTTCGGGGGTGATCTTCCCTGAGCCCACGTCCTTATGGATCTCGTCCAAAGAGCCCTGAGACGTCTTGTCGGGGATGGGGACCTTCTGCATGGCCTTGTTCCAGCCCTGCTGGAACTCGTTGAACCGGGCCGAGTTGTCGATCGGTTCAGAGCCACGGGTGCCCACAGACCCGTCAGGGATGTCCTTGGCCACCTTGGCCCGTGTTGCCTTGACCGTCGGAGTGGGCACATCAGGGTGAGCCTTCTCAGCCTGAGCAACAGCCTCCTTGGTGATCAGCGGGCCCTTGAATCCGCGAGTGGCCTGGGAGTCAATCTTGCGGCCCACGGTGGCGTCAACAATCTCACGGCGCAGATTGTCCTTAGTCAATGATTTGGCGCGTGGAATGTTCAGACCATCAGCCTGGTCCATGAGCTGAGCCTTGGTTAGGCCACGGAGCAGGCCGTCAGCCTGCTCGCGGGAGATCGGGTTCTCCGTGTCTTCCCGAAGGACTCGCTTAATCTCGGCGGCATCGGGAGCAAGCTGCGCCCCACCGATCTTGCTCTGCTGAAGAACCTCCGCTTGGCTGCGACCACGAGTGGGCTGCTCTCCGGGGGTGGCAGCCTTAGCCGCACGGCGGGCCTCGGTCGGGGTCTCCTTGCGGTACGAGGTACCACGGGGGGCCTCAGGCACGGTGTTCATCTCGTTGCCCGCGTTGTCACGGACCCGGACACTGCCATCGTCATTCTGCTTGACCACATCGACCGGGAACGCGGCCTTGTCTCCGCGCACCATCTCCGGAACGAGTTGGCCTTCGGAGTCCCGCTCGACCATGACCCGGTCACCGGGCGCCAGGTCCCGACTCCGAATCTTCGGTCCGGTCCGTCCACTAGGGACAAGGCCCTCCCGGGCCAGCTTCAGCTCCCGGGCCTTAGCCGCACGAGCCGGGGTCCCAACAGCGGGACCAGCCTCTCCACTGGGAGTGAGGCCCTCCCGGGCCACGGTGGGGCCGGGAGCAACGGCCTTACGAGGCGCGGTCAGTTTGGGACCAGGGGCCCCTTCCTCGCGTGGGCCTGGAAGGGCAGCAGCTTTGCGTTCCGAAACGCGCTTCGCTGTGGCAGCCTTAGTACCAGCCGGGGCCCGAGTTGGCGCCTCCTCGGCCAGGCGCCGGGCCTCGGCCTCGTCCATGCCATCAGCGATGTGTTGCTGGCGGACACGCTCCTGGTGGACGCTGAGCTTCTTAGCCGGCAGCGCCTTCTTGACGGCCTTGGTTGCCTTCTTGGTGGGGGGTGCAGCCTCCACACCGGATAGGATCTGGGCCCGCATGCCCATGGCGTCGCTGAGTTTCTGAAGCCGTCCGGCGTCGGTGGGGTTGTCCGCAGCCTTGGCCATGCCCTCCAGTTCATCGGAGGCATTGCGTAGTGACTCAGCATCATCAGGACTGACACCGTCCACAATGGACTTAGCCTCGTCGGGAACCTTGATTCCCTTGATATCCTCATCCAGGGAAGTCAGCGGCTTCTCGGGGCGAAGGGCCGCACCCTCAGGACCGCGAAGATCCTTCAGGATCGCGTCCTTCATACGGTCCTTGCTGGTGGCCCCCTTGAGGCTGATGCCGTTCTGCTTCGCCAGGGCGCGGAGGTCAGCAACGGTGTGCTCCTCCAGGAGAGCGTTGGCCTCCTGGCCGCTCTTGGCCTCCACCAGGTGGGGGGTCAGCTTCTCCGGGGAAATGGCCCCCAGCTTCCCGCCCGTGCCTACTTCCTCGCCAAGCAGGGCCCGCTGCAACTGCTCCTTGTTCATGGTGGAGAAGCCACGGATCTTCTTCTCCCGGGCAGCCTGACGCAGGGCCGTCACCGTGTTCGGCAGACCGGCCGCATCGGCTCGGGTCTGAACCTCACTGACAGCCTTGGCGGCCGGTGCAGCCTTGGTCACCTTGGCAACCTTGGCCGGGGCGGCCTTAGCCGCCTCAGGGGCCTTCTCCGGTACGGCCTTGGCCACCTTCTCAGCAGCCTTGACCGCCGCCTTCTCCTCGTGCCGCTTAAAGGCAACATTCCCAGCATGGGACTTGGTGCTGATGTCATTACCCTCGGCATCCTTGCCGTGGATTATGTAACCACGCCGAGGAGTCCTGTAGACACTTCCCGCCGACTCCTGGCGCATCTCGACACGATCAACCGTGATGGGCGTGGCGCCAGTCTTGGTAGTAGTTCGCTCCCAATTACCATCCTTGTTCTTGCGGACAAGGATCGTGTCACCCTTCTTCATATTGACCGGGTTGACGGTGGGCTTCTGTTGTCCAGTCTCGGCACGACGGGCGGCAGCGGCAGCGTTCTTCTCAGTCTGAGAAGTAGGAGCCGGAGCCTTTGGAGCCGGGGCGGCCTTCTCAACAGCCTTAGCCGGGGCCTTCTCCTGCACCCCACCCAGGGCAGATTCATGGTCCTGTCCGGCCCGGCGACGGGCCAGGTACTTAGCCCGTTGCTGCACGGGCAGCTTGTCGTAAGAGGACCGTTCCTGCGGACTGAGCTGCTTCAGCGAAGTGAACGGGGTCCGCTCCACGCGGCCGGGAACCTTCGCCGCCGCCTCACCGGTCAGACCAGGGGTGGGGACCGGGGCGGCCTCAGGCTTGTGCGCGCGAGGAGTGTTGAAGTGCTCGGCGATCAGATCGGCAAGCTTCTCCTGCTTGGTGACGTTGGCCCGTAGTTCCTCATGCGGAATCTTGCCTTCGGGTCCGGCGAGGATGGTCTTGTTTCGCTCGATGTCTGCGTCAAGTTCCCGCAGAGCATCGGCAGGGTCCTTCTTGCCGGAGGTGACACCAAGGTAGGCGTCGTTGAACTCCTTGCGCTGAGGTCCGGCGGTGGGCGACTGAAGCCCCTGTCCTTGGAACTCCTGCTTGAAACTGGCGGCCGACGCCTGAGGAGCTGGCGCAGCGGGAGCAGGGGGTGCCTCGGCCGGGGTGTTGGCGATTTCTGACGCACTCTTGCCCTCGGTCGGAACACCACCGATGGGACCGTGCACCGGCTCAGTGCGCTCCCCAACGCCGGCCGGTGGGGCTGGGCTAGGAGTTGGGGCAACGGCCTGTGGCTGCGGGGCGGCGGGAGCGTTGCCCTCATTGGCCCGGGCCTGCTGGTAGCCGGCACGACGGGCCTCACGGGCCGCTTGACGGGCCGGGGTCTGCGCCTGCGGTGGGCCAGGCTCGACCCTGGTGATTGCGGGTTGCTCGTTGGGCTGGAGCTGCGGCGTGGGAGCCGATGGTGGTTCGGCCGGCTGTTGCATGACACTGGGCGCACCGATGCGGGCCTGCCGCTGCTCCGGGGTGAGGTTCGCCCCCTTGCGACCCTGCACGATCTCATTGGGGGTGCCGGTGGTGGCACCGTTTGGCTCGGCCACGGCGGTCATGTACCAGCCACCGGACCCGTCCGGGTAGACCCGGGTCACCAGTAGCTTCTGGTCCTTGTCCAGGAGCACACCACGGTCGTTGCGGTTCTCACCGATGTGGGCAACGTTGACGCCCTCGGGGACCGCGATCCGCATGGTGATCTTCCCTGGCCCATGGGACATGTCAGAGCCTAGATGGGTGGGGGAGAACGCCTTATCGGTGATCGTGTTTCCAGTCATGCGGATGATCCCGTTGGGATCAGTCTCATTCAACTGTTGCGGGGTGAGGCCGAGCGCTTCCGGGCTGAAGGTCCGGCCCAGGATCAGACCTTCCTTAGTGGGGTGCATCCGCTTGCTCACCATGTCCACGTACTGCTGAGTCAGGGGATCTATCTCCCCGGCTCGCATGTGGTCAGCGGCTTCGTCCCAGTCCATGCGTAGGCGACGAAGCTCCAGTTCGTTGAACGCACCACCAGGCTGGACACGGGCAGAGTTGAAGTTGAACTGGGCGGCCTGTCCATCGCTCTGGAAGGTGCGGGGCGTGGAGGACTTCAGCAGATGGTCAAGCCAGGGGGCCAGCTTGAACTTCTTGATGAAACGACCGTGGAACCCCCGTGGATGGAGGTTCGGGTCCCAATCGCCGAAGCCCGGCATTACTACGCTCCCAACACGCCCGTATCAAGGGTGGGCCGTTCAACTGCTCCGTACCGTGCGTCCAGTTCTGCTGCTGTCAACCAGGCCATTGGATCACCCGCAGCGGCATCAGTTTCGGATTGACCTCCACCTGGTGGTGAGTTGTCGGCAGGAGGGGAGGTAGGGGCCTGCCCCGGCGCCGCTGCCGGAGGCGTACCGGGAGCCTCCGAGGCAACAGCGGTAGACCCAGGTGCCGGGGCAGGGGTCATTGGTGCGGTCACTGCTGTGCCGCTTCCTGATCGGCCGCGAAGATGGCGTGGAGTCGAAGCTGGCGGTCGCGCTTCTCGTAGATCTCACTGTCTTCGATGAGATCACGGAGGCGCTGTGCGCGGTGCTCCTGGGTGTCCTCCTCATCCCAGCCAGCGGCGGAGAAGGCGTCGTTCACCGCGTCCTGGATCAGACCAGTGATGCCGGTGGTGGGCGGCCCGGCGTACTCGAATTCGTCATCCTCGAACCACACCGATCCAGCCGCTACAAGGGCGGTTCGCTCATCGTCTTCCATGCTGTAGACGGGGAAAGCTGGGGCGTTAACTGCGAGGGCCGCAGTAAGTTCCAGAGATCCACCTTCCCGACGCCAGTCACCTGAGAGAGGAGAACGACGGAGCTTAGCAACCCTTTGGGGAGTTGCTTCTGGGACGATGGCTCCAGAAAACCAAATCCCGAACTGGTCCTCACCGCAGCGAATAGCTGCAATCTCATCGCCAGTGTTGTCGTAGTGCAGTGCGGCAGCAGCATAGCCAAGGTTGATACCGGCGTGCCGGGTGTCCATGACGATCTTTCCGGTGTCAATGACATCACCCTCCGCCGTCAGGACCGAACCAAGATGGAACGGCCGATATCCCTGCTCCGAGTGAGGGGCCAGGACACACTCCCGCATGGTCACGTCGCGGTGGCACTCATTCCAGGCCGCCAGGTGGCCAAACACGTGACCATCCTCAGTCACCGTGAGCTTGGTCTTGCGGGTCAGTTTCGGGTCATCAAACCAAGCCTTGGGCGGGTGCACCGGGATGCCACTGGCCGAGTACTGAGTGTCCATGGGCGCCTTCTTCTTCGGGGCAGCGGACTGTTGACCCCCACCACTGCTATCGGAGATCTGGATACCAGCCTTGGCGGCAGCGGCCTTGATGCGCTGCTTGATGGCGGCCAACTGGTCAGGCTTGTAGAAGGCCGCATTCTTGGGCACGTTGATGTATGCCCAGGCCGCCCTGATGTGGTCCGGGGTATCGATGGGGTACTTCTTCTCACCGTTGTAGCCCGGGTCGGCGTACTTCACGTCGCCGTAGGGCTCTGCGGCTGCAAATTCATCCATGGCGAGCTGTACACCTTCCTGTGCTGAACGGTCCCAAGGCGCCCGGAGACTGGAATCCCCAAACGACTTGGACATCTCCGCGTAAATGTCGGTGATGGTGGAACGGATCTTGGTCACATCTTCGGGACTCACGTCTGGCAAGCCACCGTGAGCACCCGACATCAGGGCAGCGGCAGCGTAGATGGCGTGGAAGATCACCGTCAGGTTGCCGTTGATAATGTCCCCAACCGGCAACCGGTAGCTGGTCGGGTCCAGGGCGTTCCCGGTCGGGGAGAACCACATGAACGCCTTACGCATCTTGTTCGGGTCACCGGCCGCCCACGCCGTGATCCGTTTCACCGCGTCGTCGTTGTCGAACACGGCCTCACGGGGAGCCAGGGGTAGTCCACGCCAACCTGAGGAGTTGACCGTGTACTCGTTGCCCGCTGTAATGGCCTTGGGTGCGGCCTTCTCCGGGGTCTGGGGTGGCGCGGAGTGGCCGCACCCACAATCCTCTTCCGGCCCGTCCATCGACATGTCCATGTCGTCATCCGGCCAGTCGTTCTCTCCGTCGAACACGTACAGACCGGACTGGGTGAATGCCGGGATCGGCACCAGGGTTGAGCCACCGATGCCGAACTTCAGCATGTGCTCCTGGCCGTTCTCCGGGTTGACGGTGGCGGTCACGTCCCCGCCAGGGTCCAGGCTGGGACCCACCACACCCATCTGCGCCAGGTACCGGGCCTTCTTTGCTTCCGGGATGATTTCGTCGTCAAGGAAATCGCCCCAGCCCCAGCAGCAGTCCTGGCCGCTCTCATCGGGGCCGTAGGTCATACCCAGGATCCGGCCCACAGTCAGGCCCCCACCATGGCCCTGGCCCTGGCGCTCACGCCAGTCCAGGGGCAGCGGGAGCACACGGTGGTACAGGGCACCAGGCTCAAAGATCCGGGAGCGGCGCGGTTCTCCGGTGGGGCGTCCGATGGGCGCCATGAGACCGGCCCACGTGTACTGACCGAGGGTCGGTTGCTTGGCCAGCAGCTCCTGAGCGGCCACCAGGGCGTCCATGGTTTCCGAGGTCATGGCGGCCACGATGCTGTGCTTCAGCTTCCGGGGCTCCAGCGAGCCGTGGCCGGGAGGGCCCCCCGTTGCCTTGGTGTGCAGGATGTTGCACAGACCTTCGGGGTCGGTGGGGAAGTACTTGCGCAGGTTGCGTACGCACCGCTTGAAGTCGCCAGGGATATTCCAGCGGATCTTCGCAGCACCCTTGCCGGCGAGCCAGTACTTCTGGAGTTGAAGTGGCATGCCCCGGGCTGGGTTCGGATCAACCACGGGTCACCTCATTTCCAATGTGCAGCTCACATCGGCAGTTGATAACCAGATGCGGTGGGGCGGATGGATCCCCGGGAAACATCATGGGCACACCGTCAACGTAGAACGGGTACCAGACTGGCACCGTCACTCCGTCAACTTCCTGATGTGGGGATCGCACACGGTTATCGTCCTTGGTGTCCCATCGCTTGGTCAACTGTCGACCGGTTACTCTGGCCTGTTCGATACCGGCCGCCATGGTGCCCGCGCCATAAGCACGGTTGACCTCGGTCTGGGCAATCACTTTGGCTCGGTTCGGCCAGCGCTCCGAGCCCGTAAAACTGAGTACCTTATCGACCCTCGCCGCGATCTGATCCCTGCTCTCGCCAGCGTTGGTGCCGTCGGTAATTTCCGCAAAGACAAGGTTCGCAACCTCGTCGGGAATGCGCACGAGCAGATTCTGTACATCTGCCAGGTAGCTGACGATGAAAGCGTGACGTGAAACTGGAGGGACATCAGTTGCAGAACTCCAGGCGCTGACACCAATTCGCCCGATCTCACTAAGGATGGTGTCCACTTCGGAGTTCCAGTCAGCTTGGAGTCCGTAGATTGCAGTTGGATCTGGATTCCCTGATCGCATGACGGCACCACGAGCTTTGTCGAGCCATCTGCGTAGTGCAGCACCAACCGTTGCGCCGAGAGAACGTTCATCGTCACCCCTGCTCATGGAGGAACCCGGCTCTGGTCAGGTATTCCTGCAATAGGTAAACGTGGTGTGGTTTCTGGCGGGTTAGCAGGGTGGTGCAGTATCGATCCAGGGCCGCTCGGAGTGCCTCGGAGTCCAGGGTCGGGTCCACCTGTTCCGCCAGAAGCGAGAGATGGTCCCAAGCGTTGGCCAGTACCTTATGGGCGTGCGCCTCGTCGCGGACCTGGATTTTGGTGTGCAGCTCGTACGGGGGGCACGTGAATTCGGATCGATGTTGGTTACCTACCAGCCTCTTCCCTGCCAGCTCCAGGGCTCGCAGGACGGTGGCATTGCTGACGACGAAAACATTGAGGGGTTGCACGCTCACGGATGCGGTGAGCCCGGCCGGAGTCCCCGATGGAGCCGGCGGTGGTCCTCCTGGTGCGTTCTGCGCCTCAGTGACCTGTGGCATGGGCGGGCCCGAGGTGTCACTGATCCCGGTCGGCGGAGCCGGTGGCGGGGGGGCACCGGCTCCGCCTTGCTGTGGCGGGAAGACTTTGTCCGGGGGTAGGACATCGTCTGAAATGCCGATCAACTGACGAACCGCAGGGATTTGGAACAGGTTCGGGTCGCGCAACATCAGTTCCTTGACGAACTTCTGAGATGCTTCTTCGTCGCTGGGTGCGTCTGAGTCCTTGTAGTCCCCCGCAATCCGCACTGCTTCCGCCGAGACTAGGCCGGCGTCGTACATTTCACGAGTCTCTTTGAGACGTTCGGGTCGGACCGTCAAGGGTGCAGTGTCGTACCAGAGGACGTACTTGTCCGGATCTTCCTTGATCGACTTCAGGGCTGGAGCTAGATAGGCTTGGGTCAATGCGTCACAGATGCGGCTGGCTAGTGGCTCAATGTGAACCTTGATCTGACCTTCCATGATCTGCCAGGCACCCCAGTGGTTAGCCTCCCCGGCACCACTAAGGATCGACGGGTCAATGTCCATAGCCAGAGCAAACCGACGGATGGCCTCATTGCGAAGCTCCAGGGCCTGCTTGGACAGTTCCGACGTGAACTGGATGAGCTGGAGCTTGCCCAGAGCCTCCAACGGCATCTCCACGATGGTCGGCACCACACCGGCCGCTGTTCCCTCGCCCCGCAGCGAGGCGGACGCAAACCGCATGATCATTTGTGTGAGCGCCTCAGCGCCGTCGACGGAGTTGCCCTCCTCGTCAGGGAAGGTGGTCTCCTTCGGAATGGCCAGCAACCCAGCGGACACCAGTCGGGAGTCAATCTGGGCGAACACATACCGGGTCAGGCGCTCGATCTCAAACAGCATCGGCATGGCTCCCCGGGTGGGGGAGTCCGACCACATGGTTCGACGTGGGTGTGGAGTCCACGCCCTGATGATCATGTCAGTCTCAGGGTCTAGCTGGCCTGGATCGCCCATCATGTTGGTGATCTCATTGGGCCCCGAGCTGGTGTACCGCTTCAGCTCAGACCGGCTCAGAACGAACCACTCATCTGACTGTGGATCATCAGTGCTGCGGCCAATGAAGTAGGCATCCCCGGCGATGGTGAGGTTGATCCCGGCCAGCCGGATCAGTTCGGGGCGACGGGCCGGACCACCAAGCAGGGTGTCCGCCAAGGCGGCAACCTTGACCTTCTTCGTCTCCCCCTGGACGCGACCGTTCTTGTCAACCTCGGCCACATAGAAGCGCACACGGGACAGGGCCGAGCCTATCCAGTTGGCCACAAATCGAAGCTCACCAATGACGTCGTAGAGTCGCCAAGCTTCGTTCTGCCAGGAGTCATCGCCAAACTTATAGGTAGGCCAGGCCCGCCCCTCAATGTTGGTAATCCTGAGAGCCGCAGCCACCAAGCCCTGAGGTGCCTCATGTCCAGTGGTGACTGGCACCAGCGACTTACGGGACCGACCAATCGCCATCAGTTTCCATCTTCCCGGTTCGCCAGAAACCCGGCCAGGTATGAGGCCGCTGGGATGGCCAACAGGGCGATGACCCAGCGATTAGGGAACAGGGCAGCCACTGGCATCACCGGCAATGCGACCCAGACGGACATACACCACGAGCAATGAAAGAGCTTGGAGGGCAGCGAGTCCGCTCCCCAGGTTCGGACAACCCATTGACGCAAGAAAACGGTAATGCTGTCAGACACAAGCAGCCTGGTAAGACGCGCCACGGCCAGCGCTGCCACGACAAGGCTAGTGATCAGCATGTCGTATAGCGTACGGGCACCCTAGGCACAAGGGGGAGAGGCAACTAATACAAGTTGGTCAGATCGTAGAAGCTCTGGTCCATCCGGAACTCGTAGACGTTGGGGTTGGCAACCCGCATTTCCCTGCGCTCGCCGGCCATCAGCTTGATAGCCGCATGCACCATGGCATCCATCCTGTCTGGACTTTCCCTGGTGGATTCGGGGTCGAACATCACCATTTCCTTCTCCAGTAGCGCCCAGTCCCCCACCATGTGCAACCGTCCCTGCTCACTCCTCATGGCCACCGGCTCGGCCCGGGTCTTCTTTCCGTGCTTCGCATGAACCGCTTGCATGGGAGGGGAGGTATGGCGGGGGAAGATATCCTGGTCAACCAACTCCCGGTAAGCATCCCGCAGGACCTCCTCCAGGTACCGCTTACCAAGGTTCTCCTCGTAGACCAGAACATCGGCCCCGAACTCAGCCACCGCCCGCCAGGCCTCCAGCACAGCTGCTCGGCCAGAGTTGGGGGTTGAACGGTCGGCAAGCACATACAAGTGCTTGTCCTTGGTGCGCGCTACGACAACAATGCCAAACGTGGCATCCTCACCAGTCAGGTTGGGGTCACAACCGACCACAATGGACACGATGTCATCGGGGACATCGGGTACCCGGTTGGCAATGATGTCCTTGCGCTGGAACAGTCCACCGCCAGTCAGCTCCAGGAGCTTGCCATACAGCTCCTGCTCACCAATAGCGGTCCCGTCGTACTGCCGCTTCATCTCAGCCAGAGCGTGACCGGACAGGTTAGTGGCGTTATCAAACGTGGAACCGGTGATCAAGTGAACGGTCCCATCGGCCCTGGAGACCCAGTCCTCCAGCAGGGCGATTGGCTTAGGCGTGGTCGTGACGAAGGCGCGCGGGTGGTCATTTACAAGATCCGCGCGGAGGGAGGGGAGCAAGCCGTGGTACCAGGTCTCGTAAGGCTTGAGCCACTTGGCCAGCTCGTCGCAGAGAATCCCGGCAGCGTTGTACCCACGTCCCGTGTCCGGTGTGTCTGCACCTTCGAGGTAGATCTTGGCACCTTTGGGGAACAGGACCATTGGCCGGGGATTCTGCTTATATCGGTGCTGGATCCCACGGCGTTTAAGCACATTCAAGATCCCGGAGGGACCCTCAGCGTTGATAGTCCTGGCGTCGGAGAGAGTGTCGGCGACGACTAGCCACTCCGTAGGCACACCCTGCCGGTCGAATGGGTGCTTGTTGACCCGGTCCACAATCCATTCGCTACCGGCCCGGGATTTTCCGAAGCCGCGACCGGCCAGGGCTAGACACACCAACCATTCACCTGGGGGGGGTACCTGCTCAGGTCTGGCCGTCCACCACCACTCCTCGTTGAGGATGTCGCGCACCATCGACGGAGGCAGGGACTTAATCCACTCCTCGCGTTCATCCGCCGGCAACAGGGCCACTCGCTCTGCGAGTGAGAAGGACACGCGATCATGGTATAACCAAGGACGAGTCCCAGGCGTTCGCCTGTTTGGAGGTACATGAGTGCGCATTCCACTCGGCGACGCAGACCTGGTTATCGAGCTAGATATCCCAGGGCTACACACGCCGCCGCCACCCAACGTGATCTTTCACATTGGGCCGCCACGAAACACCACCCCGGCTGATCGTGTGATCAAGCCGCCCCCGTATAACCAGCCAACAGGAAAGGTGGACGTCCGGATGGACCTCCAGGCAGACAAGAAGGTGGCCCTGTCCGTGGAGTACACGGACGAGGTTGGAAACGCGACGACCGCGCCGGCCGGTGCCACGGCCACGTACACGGTCGACGACCCCACGATCATCAACCTGACGGACAACGGTGACGGTACGGCTGAGGCCGCCGCCACGGGCACGCTTGGCACGGCCAACGTGCACCTGGACGTCACCTTCAACGACGAGGCCGGGAACCCGGTGACCGTCTCTGGTGACCTCCAGCTTGTCGTGGTTGCGGGCCTTGCTGAGCGGGTCAACATCGTGGCCGGCGCCCCGGAGGAGGTCACGCCGGACGTGTAAGCCTGGCCAGCAACAAGGGAACCCCCTCACCTCCCGGAGGGGGTTCCTTTTTGTCGGGGGGTGGCGCTACCATGGGGCACTCCTTGAGGAGGGATCCCCTGTGAATGAACCCCCTGCCCTTGCCGTGCAGTTGACTCAGCTCCGTGCCACGCTCGGTTTGAGCCTCCATGCCATGGCAGAACTGCTCTACACATCACAGCAGACATACCGGGGCTGGGAGGGCGGGGCGCAGCCGAGAAGGGAGGGCCGGGCCCGCATCGAAAGATTTATCGAAAGCGCTCATGCGCAACTCGATCGTCTTGAGGAAGGCGGCTGGAATCTGGCCGGGCTGATACCTCTCAGCGTTGCATCGTCAACGCTCGGAGTGCCACACGAAACTCTCTTCCACGCCTACCGAGAGAACAGGTACCAAGCGTTCGATCTGGGCATCCTGGGAATTTGGGTTCGGAAAGAGGAGCTGGACAATATCCTGGAGGCGGTCCTGGCATGATCTACCTTATTGTTTTTGCACTTGGGGTGGGTGTGGGCGCAGTGGGACATCTTCTTTGGACTCTGCGCTACCGGCACGGTGTCTCCTGATGAACTGTCTGGCGTGCGGCGAACCAATGGTCCCACGAATCGGGGACGCTTTAACTCACGCCAGTTGCCTCATGGTTGAGCCCGTTGAGGACGAGGCGACAAGCTTCTCGGAAATCCTCCGAAACCAATTGACCGAAATCATTATGTGGCAGGCAGCTCGGGCACCACGTTCGCTCCAGGCGAATATCGGTCCGTCGGAGATAGGCAGTCCCTGTGACCGTCACATTGGATACCGTATTGCAGGTATACCTGAGATCAATGTCCGTCAGGACCCATGGGCGGCAATTATCGGTACTGCTATTCATCGTTGGCTTCAGGAAGCTTTGAATGATTGGGACCCGGACCAGCGGCGGTTCTTTACTGAGATAGAACTGAGCTTCGGTGACCTCATCACTGGCCATTGCGATCTCTACGATGCGGAGACCCAGACCGTCATTGACTGGAAAACGGTGGGGCCAAACGCACTCAAAGACGTTGAGGCGGGCCGAATCTCTGTCGGCTATATGATACAGACCCAACTTTACGGATATCTTTTTGCTCAGCAAAATATCCCAGTGAAGCGAGTGAGCTTGGTATTCGTCCCCCGAGCATCCTCGCTGAACCGGTTGCGGGTCTGGTCTGCGGTCTATGACCCGACCGTAGCAGAGGCGGCGCTGGCCCGGGTGTACCGGATTGCGCGCGAGGTGCTGGCCAAGGATCTATTGAAGCAGAGCCATATGTGGGCCGAGGTGTCAGCGGAAGGCGGGGATCATTGTGGATTCTGCCCCTGGTTCGAAGCACACCGTCTGGCGCCTGCGGACGCAACGGGTTGTCCAGGGAGGTGAGATGGAAGAGTTCTACGTGGCGATGAGTAAGGCGATCAAGGACCGCGATCATGCCAAGGGTCGGGTGC